GCAGACGACACTGTGGCATATCTCCGGCAAGGACCAGGATGCTACCACCGTGCACGGCACCCAGAAGCCGGTCGAATGCATGCGCCGCCCGATCCTGAACAATTCCAGCCCCGGTCAGGCGGTGTTCGAACCCTTCATGGGATCAGGCACCACACTGATCGCCGCAGAAACCACGGGCCGAGTGTGCTTCGGCATCGAGTTGAACCCCGCCTATGTCGATGTCGCAATCGAGCGCTGGCAGCAGTTCACCGGTGCCAATGCCGTGCTGGCCGAAACGGGCGAAACCTTCGCCGACCTGAAAGCGAAAAGGCTGGCAGCATGAATGCGCCCTTGCTGCCGGGCCGGATCGAACATTGGCCCCTCGCCCGGCTGAAGCCCTATGCCCGCAACGCCAAGACCCATGACGCTGATCAGGTTGCGAAGATCGCCGCCAGCATGGCCGAGTTTGGCTGGACCGTGCCGGTGCTGGTCGCGGCCGACGGGGAGTTGATCGCTGGCCATGGTCGCATCCTGGCGGCGGCACATCTGGGCCTGACAGAGGCCCCGGTCATCGTGCTGGGCTACCTGACCGAGGCGCAGCGCCGGGCCTATCGGATCGCCGACAACAAGTTAACGGAACTGGGCGGGTGGGACGAGGCCTTACTGCTTCAGGAATTGCAGGCGCTGCTGGCCGAGGATTTCGACCTTGGGCTGATCGGGATTCCGGAGGATGAGCTGGACGCTTTGCTGGCCAATGCCGACGACAGCCCGGCGATTTCCGACGATGCGGCCGACGCCATTCCCGAGCCACCCGCCGAACCCATCACCAAGCCGGGCGACATCTGGGCGCTGGGCAAGCACCGCCTCTGCTGCGGCGACGCGACCGATCCGGCCGCTGTCGCGGGGCTGATGCAGGGCGAACAAGCGACGCTGATGTTCACCTCGCCACCCTACGCCCAGCAGCGCGACTACGGCGCAGCCAAGGAAAAGGTCGGCGATTGGGATGCGCTGATGCAGGGCGTGTTCGCCGCAGCGCCGGTCACGGCCGACGCACAGCTGCTGGTGAACCTCGGCCTCGTGCATCGCGACAGCGAATGGCAGCCCTATTGGGAGGGATGGGTCGAATGGATGCGCACCTGTGGCTGGCGACGATTTGGCTGGTATGTCTGGGATCAGGGGCCGGGATTGCCGGGCGATTGGAACGGCCGCCTGGCGCCGTCGCACGAGTTCATTTTCCACTTCAACCGCGCCCCCCGCAAACCCCACAAGACCGTCCCGTCCAAGCATGCGGGCGAAACCTTGGGCGGCGGTGGGCTGCGCGGGGCCGACGGCACCGTCCACGCCAAGACAGGCACCGGCAACGCGATCCAAAGCCACCGCATCCTGGACTCTGTTTTCCGGATCATGCGTCACAAGGGCGGGCTGGGCGCTGCCGGGTCGCACCCGGCGGTGTTTCCGGTGGCGCTGGTCGAGGCGGTGCTGACGGCGTTCTCGGATCCGGGCGACCTGATCTTCGAGCCGTTCTGCGGCTCCGGCACCCAGATCGTCGCCGCAGAACGCGCTGGGCGGAGATGCTTCGCGATGGAGTTGGACCCCGCCTATTGCGACGTGGCCTTGCGGCGGTGGGAGATGGCAACGGGCAAAAAGACGCGGCTGGATGAACCAGGCGCGATGAGCGTTGAATTGGAAAGGGAACGGACATGAAAAATCGCTGGCGAACGGGCGCGCTGGTGCGCGCCATTCCGATTGCGCGTGCCGATCTGCACCAGGCGATATCGCGCGACGGTTATCGGCCGGAGCACACGCCAGAGCCGGGAAAGGACCGTTGGCACAGCTGGCGCGACGTGGTGGCCATTGCTGCGGCACAGGAATTGCGGATCATCGGCTATGGACCGAAGGTCGCATTTGGCCTCGTTCAGAACCATCTGTCGCCATTTCTGCGCACCAAAGTCGAGCAGCCGGGCGACTGCGCTGACGTGCTCTGGCTGATTAATCAGCTGAATGCACCGCTTGGCGAAAAGCACCGTTGCGAGTTTGTTCGGTATGCCGACAAGGACGCAATTTCTATCGACTTGAACCAGTGCGCTTGCATCGTCGTCAACTTGGGCCGGATCGCGCACCGCATCCTCAATGACTTGCAGGAGATGGAGAAATCCGCATGAGCCAGTCGCGCTTCATGTCGCTGATCGAATCCGTCACCAACCTTATCGTGGGCTACGCGCTGGCTGTGGCGACGCAGATCGTCGTGTTCCCATGGTTTGGCCTGCACCCGAGCGTCGGCCAAAACCTCGCCATCGGCGCGCTGTTCAGCGCACTATCGCTGCTGCGAAGCTACGCTTTGCGCAGGCTGTTTGAAAACTGGCGGTGCGCAGCCATCAGGCTTGTGCCCGATCAGCATCCTTGATGCGGTATACGCGGCCGCGCTGGTCCTCCGTCTCGGAGGTGACGTTCAGGCCGAGCCGCTTTTTCAGGGCACCGGACAGAGCACCCCTCGCGCTATGTGCTTGCCAGCCCGTGGCGGCAATGATCGCCTCCATCGTGGCACCCTCGGGGGCCCGCAACATTGCGATCAGTGTCGACTGCTTTGTGCCCTCGCGCTGCGTGTGCGCCTTTGGCGTGGGTGTGGCCCCGGTGGTGGGGCATGACGCGAGTTCTTCGGTCGGCGCACCCAATGCGCCCGTGGACGTGGCATTCGCGTCCACCGGTTCAATCCCGATGGCCAGCAACCCCGCGTCCGTCACCACCAGCGTGGTCCCATGGCCATCGCCAGTTTCGCGCCAGAGCGGTTCGCCCCGGCGAATGTTGGCATCAACCTCCTGCAGCCAGCCGTGTTCGATCATCTTGCTGACGGCCATCTTCGCCGCCGCCCCGGCCAGCCCCTTCGGCAGTGGCAGGGCGATGTTGTCGGGGCGCTGGGCACCGGCGCTGAGGATGATGGTCTGGGTTTCGGTCAGTTTGGTCATGGCGTTCCCCTATTGGTCGTGGGTGACAAGAAAGGCGGTGATGCGCGACATCAGGTCGTTGTGGCCGTCGGCATCCGTGCCGATGATCACGTCGCCATCGTCGTCGCGGTCCAGATCGGCGATCTCACGCAGAAGGGCGATGGCGTCGTCGCAGGCGGCGAGGCGCTCGGCCTCCCGCGCGGCGGTGATCGCGTCCTGTTCGATCTGGTGGCGCTGGGCGGGATCAAGCGGCATGTTCGCCCTCCTTGAAGGCAGCGTCGGTGATCTGGCGCAGCAGGCTGGCGTAATGGTTCAGGGTGCCGACGTGGCCCCAGTTGATCTCGTCGGGGTGGGTCTCGAAGTGGTCGTCGCTCAGGGCCTTCAGCCGCTCCAGCATCGCGTCGATCTGGAACTTGGTGGTCATGAAGGCGTCGAGGGCTTTGGCATTGTCGGTCGCGCGGCGGGTGGTCATGATCGCGCCCTCAGATCAGCTGCAGATCGACCAGCACCGCGCTGGCGGCGGCCAGTTGCGCGGTCGGCAGGTCGATCTTCAGGTGCGAGAACAGGTCCGAGCAGTCGGCATTGATCCCGCCTTCACGCAGCGCGGCTTCGATCACCTCGGCCACCACGCTGGGGCGGCTGCGGTCAAGGTGGTCGGGCAGCGTGGCGAAGTCGATGCGGATGGTGGTGGTGGCCATGGTCATGATCTGGATCTCCGATCCGGGGTGATTTCCTGATCCGAGAATCGCTCTTACCCGGAGTGTAATCAACCGAAATAGATCTTCTTTCCCGTTTATTTCCAATGACTTGAGGACAGAGCAATCGCCATGAAAGGTATGTCAGAGCGCGAGTATTCCGCCCATTCCGGCCTGTCGCGCGGGGCGATCCAGAAGGCGCGCAAGGCCAGCCGGCTGGTGGTTTACAGCGATGGGTCGATCAACGCCGCCGCGTCCGATGCGCGCCGGGCGGAGATGACCGATCCGGATCAGCAGCGGCGCAGCACGGGCGGCGACAGTGGCTTTTCCGGCCCAGCCGACAGCTCGTCCTATCTCAAGGCCCGGACAGCCCTGACCGTCTATCAGGCGCAGGAACGCCAACTGGCGATCCAGAAGAAGAAGGGCTTGTTGATCGACCGCGCGCGCGCCGAGGCGCTGGTGTTTCGCCTGGCGCGTCAGGAGCGGGACACGTGGGTGACGTGGCCCAACAGGGTTGCTGCACTGATGGCTGCAAAAATGGCGATGGAGGTGGAAAAGCAAACGGGGAAACCCGTTCTGATCGATGCGGCGATCATGCAGAGAGTGCTGGAAGCCTATGTCAGAGAACAGCTCACCGCCCTCGCAGACCTCCGCGTCTCCCTGGGGTGAGGAGCGGTTTCGCGACAGCGAAACGCAAAGGTCCAGTGGACCTTTGCGAGAGACGAACGCCCGTAGCGCAAGCGAAGGGCAGGTGAATGACCTGACCGCTGACCTCGACCTCGCGTTTGACGGGGCCGAGGACGTCCTGCGGATCTGGCGGCGGGGCATGGCGCCCGACCCGGACATGACGGTGTCGGAATGGGCGGACCAGCATCGCTGGCTGTCGTCGCTCAGCGCGGAACCCGGGCGCTACAGCACGGCGCGCACGCCTTACCTGCGCGAGATCATGGATGCGCTGTCGACGGGCCACCCGGCGCAGCGGATCAGCTTCATGAAGGCCGCACAGGTCGGGGCGACGGAAGCGGGCAACAACTGGATCGGCTATGTGATCCACCACGCGCCGGGGCCGATGCTGGCGGTGATGCCGTCCATCGAGTTGGCAAAGCGCACCTCGCGCGGGCGGATCGATCCCCTGATCGCGGACAGCCCTGCCTTGCGCGACCGGGTCAAACCGGCCCGGTCGCGCGATGCGGGCAATTCGATGCTGTCCAAGGAGTTTCCCGGCGGCATCCTGGTGCTGACCGGGGCCAATTCGGCGGCAAGCCTGCGCTCGATGCCCGCGCGCTACATCTTTCTCGACGAGGTGGACGGCTACAAGCCTTCGGTGGAAGAGGAAGGCGATCCGGTCACGCTGGCCGAGGCGCGCACTACGACCTTCTCGCACCGGCGCAAGGTGTTCATGGTCTCGACCCCGACGATCCGGGGTCTGAGCCGGATCGAGCGGGAGTTCGAGGCGTCAGATCAGCGCCGGTATTTTGTGCCCTGCCCGCACTGCGGGGCGATGCAGTGGTTGCAATTCGAGCGCCTGCGCTGGGCGA